TAACCGCATCCCTGAATCCACCAGAAGAAGTCGATGGGGCAATAACATTACTCCAGAACGTTAATCCCGAAGTACTACCAGAATTGCTGTAGAAATATGTACCGCCGCCAGAGTGCGTACCAATACTTCCAACTGAAGTACCATCTTTTCTAAAGTCTGCAATAGTTCCGTCACTAGTCATACGATTAAAGAAAGCAACTGTGTTTCCACTTCTAGCTATTTGTAGATTACCACTTGCACCATCAAGTTTAAAACCTGATACAGAGCTTTGGTTATAAACATTTCCTGTTGTTTGACCTATTAATAAGTTTCCAGACGAATCTATTCTTGCTCTCTCAGTAGATTCTGTTGAAAATATAAAATGTGAACCACTAGCAGTTGATATAAATTCAGTAGCATTTGCTTTACTTGTACCCTCACCCCAGTTTTTAATAGTAAAGTTATTACCATGAGCATTAAGATACAAACCAGCATAAGATGAAGTACCCGTGTTTCGGTTTTCAATTTGTATTTGTGTACCCGCATTTTGACTTTTGTTTATGTGTAATAAGTCTGAAGGTGCAGTTTCATTGATTCCCACGTTTCCTGATGACCTAACAACCATTTTATAACCACTATCAGCATACACTCCCATAACAAGAGCATCATGTGCTGCTGTGGCATCTGACCTAACTAATAATGCTTGTGCATTAGCGTCTGAGCCTGTGTTATATATTCTTGAAAGCCATGTATCTTTATCTGCTTCTACATCTAAAGTAAAGTCAGGCGAACTCGTTCCGATACCTAAACCTGTTGAGGTTACACGCATTTGTTCACTACCATTTGGTCTAAAGACTAAATCTTCAGAACCACCTGATAGAGTTTCAAAACGTGATTCACCTGTTGTGTTATAGATTAAAAGTTGTCTAGTATCAGAAGCTCCAAAGATTTCTAAAATACCACCATTGGTAGAATTAGATAATGTTAATGTAGTTCTACCTGAATTGTTTTGTGGCGAAGATGTTCCGATACCCACATTTTGGTTGCTATCAATTCTCATAGCTTCTACATTAGAAGTATGGAATGTTTGAGAGGTAATACCTGCACCAGCAGCACCATGTTTTAATTGACCGCTAACAAACTGTAAAGCATTTCTTGCGTTACCTGCTGCATCGTGGAAAGCAATAATACCGCTATTGGGTAAAGTTAAACTACCACCAGTAAGAGTTGTTGAAGTGACTCCGACTAATAAATTTCCAGACGAATCCAGTCTCATAGCCTCTGTTTGTGTATTATTGTTTGTAGTACCAAAAGATAAATAAGAATCCCTTTCAGACCCACTCTGCCAAGAACCCTGTTTACCAGAGCCAATATAACCTGCATTTAAAAATGTATCTGCTGTAGCATCATCGCCAAATCTCCATTGAATCCTTTGCTCAATGTTTGTTGTTGTTGATAAATGCTCCCAGTCTAATGTGATAGCATCTACTGTAGATGAACCAGTGTTTTCAATGGATAGTTTAGAGGCTGGCGAAGATGTTCCGATTCCAACATTTTGGTTGCTATCGATTCTGAGAGCTTCTGTTGATGAGCCATTGCTATCCGCTGTTTCAAAAGTAAGTGCAAATTCCCCTGTTGCACCTTCTGCTATACCTAGGATTTTTCCTCTAACTCCAGCAGAAGAAGCGTCAGTATCTTGTCCTTCGAATTCAATACCACCATATACATCATTAGCTGCTATTGATGTATCATTTCTTTCTAGTCTTATAATTGACCCGTTTGAACGTGTTATATGTAATGCTGTGTCGGGAGAAATATCGCCAATACCAACATTGCCAGAACTGTTGATGTACATTCTATTCCAAGAACCATTTGTACCAAAATTTAGAGCATTATTATTATGCTCATACCTCAATCTTCCTGCTGCTGCACTTTCTGAATCACTAAATAAAATTGTGCCGTAGCTGCTTGATCCTGATAATATCGATAATCCTGAATGCCCTGAGCCTTCAATAACCAATTCATCAGCCGAACCATCTGCACTAGCACCACTATCTGCTGATTTAACATGTAATTTACCTAGCGGTGATGATTCTCCGATACCAACGTTTTTATTACTATCTATTCTCATAGCTTCTGCTGGAGAAGAACCAGTTTTAAATATTTTATTTAAACTCGAGGTATATAAATCTTCGAAAGCACTTGTAGTTTGATTATAGGATTGTGTATATGCACCTGAAGATACAAGAGTAACTGAATATGTTTCGTTTCCATTTGAATGAACAGTTATACCTGTTGAGGTTGTTTCAAACTTTTTACTATTGTTGTGATAAAGTTCTACTGCACCATTACCAATAAACTTAGCATAATCTTCTGTACCACCATTATTACGAAAAATAGCGTTGCTGCTTTCTAATACTAAATAGGATGATAAGCTTACAATTTTATCATTTCCATCATGATAAATCTGTAAATCTGAACCAGCACCGAAGATAGCTTTTTTATTATCACCAAAGTTAACTTGGTTTGGGTTTAGGTTGATCTGTGTACCAGAAGAACTAAAGATTGCATCAAGTGCATCTAAGTCTGCATTAAGAGAAATACCCCAAGTATCTTCCGCTGCACCTAGTTCTGGTTTTGTTAAGTTTAAATTCGTTGTAAATGTATCTGCCATTACGCCGCCTCTTGTTTATCTAATGTTTTCCATGTTGTGCTTGGATTTGTTTGATTGGTCCAAGTATCGCTAGCAACCGTTTGTTCTGTCCAAGTTTCTCCTGGTACAATTATATCTTCCCATTTTAGACCACCAATAGATACAAAGCCACTTGTTTCAACAATGGTTGATGTGCCAGCAAAGGTTGCTCTACCTGTTGCATCAAGGTCTGATACACCTGTTATGGCTGATACGCCAGCTGCTGTTATAAATCCTTGTGAGCTAAAACCAGATGTGGCACTTACAGTAGAAGCACCTAAATCAATCTGTCTGCCTGTGGCAGTCATACCTGATATAACTGGCCCTATAACTGCGCCTTGGTCTATTTGTGTACCAACAGCTGTAAAGCCAGAAACAACTTGTATAACTGCTTCAGCTCTATCTATCTGTGTTGCGTTAGCTGTAAATCCTGAAGACCCCTGAATAGTAGCTTCAGCTTGAAATGCTAGGTCATTATATTTAGATCTTGAATAATAACCTTTGTTATAGCCTATACTAGCCATAACTCTATGCCAATGTTATATCTAAATCGCCAGTATTAAATCTAAATACGTCTCCACTACTAACAACCTTAGAAGCTGTTAAGTTTGCATAAGCCAATAAGTTACCAGATGATGAGGCGTCTAAAATGCCTACTGCAACTACAGTTCCATAGTCAGCTGTAGCTGTTGGATATTCAATAGCTGCTGTGTTACTTGCTGTGGTTGGGTTAGTACCAGAAACAGTAAAAGCTCCAGACTGTCTTGCGTATGAGCCGCCTGATACTTCAGTACCGCCACCTGTGTCTGTTGGTGCTACGGTGTATAAAGCCACATATAATGTTGATGGTGCTGTATAAGCATTACCACCAAATACATGGTCTAATACCTTGTCCTCTAAATAATCACTAAATCCTGCCATATTATCTCCTAATTATTACTCCAGTAATGTATGTTTTTACCAGCTTTGCCATAAGTTCTTCTTCTCTGCATTAGAGATCCTTTGCCAAATTCTGCTTTCTCTTGTTCCATTCTCATTTCTTCTAATGCTTTTTCAAACTGTGCTGTAAATAAAGCAACTCTATCATCTTCCATGAGATAGATAGAAGCATGTTTTAAGGCGCCATATAAGTAAGCATCTGGATATCCTGTGGATATAAAGTTCGTTGTATTAGAACTGCTTAGAGCATCAATGGTGCCATAGTATGTTAATTGTAGCGTATAACTTGTATCAGGGGTAGGTGCTAATTCTATTGTATTATCTACCAAAGCATAATAAATTGGTTGGCTTGCAACATTGTCTGTTGACTTTCTATATACATCTAATGACTCTATTGATTGTTGAAACAAAGGCCTAAACTCATTGCTGTCTATTTGTACGTTTACAGCTTCCAACCAGTCATTTGGTAATGATATATATTGTGCATCCGCTGTTGCAGTTGCTCTTTTAATCATGTCTTTGTTTCTTAATCTTCTATTAAATTCTGCTTCAGTTGCATCTATAAAAAAATCAAGTTGGCTTGTTAAATCAGACCTGTTTAAAAAATTTGCAATATTAGTTTTTAATTCATCGTATGTCATACTTTACCTTTCCATGTTCTAAATGGTTTATTATCTGAATGGTTTAACCATTTCTTCCATTGTGCAGAATCTTGCGCCCATCCTTCTCGGATTGCTCTTTGATATATTACCATAGGTATTTCTGCTACATGGCGTAAATCTTTACCAGGCGTATATTCAGATAGATTTTTTACATAATCCAAAGTTGGCTGTATGTTTTGCTTCGTGTGATAAACAACTTTATCATCTTCTGTTGCAAATACAGACTTATAACCTTTTTTGTGATCTATTAATGTTGTCTTTGCCATGTGTAGATTTTAGCACAAAAAAAAGGGATGCCGAAACATCCCTTTAAGCTAATTAATAAAACTTATGAAGTTGTTAAATCAGCAACGATTCCGTGTGCAGCTTCGTTAGATACTTCTAAACCATACTCACATACAATCATTTTAGTTTCTGCATCGCCTATTGTAGCAATATCAACAGTTTTAAAGTCTCTTAAATAAGATACTTTAGCAAACTCTGGATCTACCAATAGTAATGATCTTTCTCTTGATCTGTTTGATGGAACGATTTTTAGTTCACCAAAGTCAGATGAGTAAACAGATACCGAAGCTTCTACAGTATTTGCATCAATCATTTGTCTAGCTTGAGTTCTACCTGTGAAACCAGATATTTTTTGCTTGTTTACAGGACCACAAATTGCCATTGAAGGCTCTCCGCCGTTTGTGAAACAATCTTGTAATACTGCTTTAAGCAAAGTTTCAGTTAAAGCTCTTTGAGTTCCGTCTGTTGGAGCTGCACCACCACCAGTAGGTGTAGAACCTGCTGCGTTGCTTACATTAGACTTCATCCAAGATTCAAAACCGCCAGTTACCCTAGCTGTTGTAGCATTACCAGTT